AATTGTTTTTAATTTAATGAAAAAATACATATCAGGTAAACTTTCTATTGTTGATGTAGTATCATATTTAGAACCATTTTTAATTTATACGGATGATTTAACATTTATGCAATATAGAGAGATTATTGAATTTATAAGTGAAGAAATATCAAAGTTCAATAGAAAATTTATAGAACGTTCTAGAATTTTCCGAACATTATCTTCAATTAGAAATCAAGAAATAGTAGGTAGTCGCGCCTATTCATTAATTGAAATAATAAATAATAATTATCGAAACGAAGTTTTTGATGTAGGTTATGGTATGTCTGACCCGAAATCCAAATTTACAAACTCAGAAATATATAAAAAAATGGTTCTAAAAGATTACGGTAAAGTTTATACAAATACAATTTCGGTTCAAAACTTGCCTCTAATGTTTCCGAGTGAATTTTCAAAATTATTTGAGGATGAAAAAACAAAATTGGATAAAAAACTTAAAACTGAAGAGAAAGATGACAAATGTAAAACGATAACCATCGCTAAATATTATAATTCTCTCGAAAAATTACAAGAGGATAACGATAGAATAATATATTTTGATAAAAAATATGATAAAACAAATTATGGTGTATTAGAAGATAAAGACGGATATGAAAAACAAGTGTTAACGATGTCTCCAGATGAATTAAGAGCGCATATAACGAGAGATTTAATGTCTAAAAAGAGGATGAATGAAAAAGATGCGACTTATTTGGCTGATACATTAGTTGATGGAGCAAAAAAAGTAATGGATGGTCAATACGCAATATTATACAAAGGGTTTCAAGAAAAATATACAGATGAAATAAGTTTTTATGTTCGTAAAGATAATAAATGGGTAATAGATAAAGAGTTGAATAAATTAGATGTTAATAGTGATGAGACCTCAATATTATGTGATTTACAGAAGGAATGTATAAATGTACAAGATAGTATTGATGATAAGTGTCAAGATATGAAAGAAAATGAATTGGGATTACAGACAAAATTACTAAAAGATGTTATTAGCGAATTTGACATGAAATATAAAATATCAAATGAAGAATTTAAAAATTTGATAATGAATAATTTTAATTATAGTTTATCTGTAATACCTCTAATAAATAAAATAGAAATAAATGAATTACTTAAATATAATAATCAAAAATACAAAATAGGGTTTAAAGAAGAACTAGAAACAGAAGGAAATATTTTCTCTCCATATCAAGAAATCTTAAATTTAATTTTAAGTCAAAAAGACTTTGTTAAAAAACAAAACGACATAATTAAATTCTGTAATTCCTATACGAGAAAAGCAATAAGTGGTATAGGACCTATTGGCGAAAAAGAGTCAGAACATTGGTTATATTGTATAAAAACGAATATTCCGATTATTCCATTATTTAAATTTGAACTAGCTGAGGCGTTTACAGTTTTAGAACAATATAAGTATACAGATTATTTAAAATTGTTAATTTCAAAGATAGGTAAATTAAGTGATGATGGTGATTGGTGGACGGACGAACATAGTGGATGGCCAATTTGTCCTGTAAATTTTGATGTAGAGGAAGGTTATGAAGAAGGGTTTAAAATATCAACTAGATCTGTAATGGAGGAAGACGCTGGTAACAAAATAATTTCTGCACTTGCTGAAAAATCGATAAAATATACAACTCCTGATACGAAAATGATAAACAACATAGTAAACACCTTGTCGATTGCGATGGGAATAAATGTAGAAAATCAAAAAGAATTTATAATGAATTGTGTTCTCTCTTCAATAAGAAATACATTAGAGAGTGAAAGCGATTATAAACATAAAATAAGAGCAATGGCTGAGAAAGGTAAAAAAATGATGTCATATAAAGACTTTTATAATACAGCGCTTTTGTATTATACATTGGGAACCTATTTAATAGCAGTACAAACGTCGATTCCTTCAATAAAAACGCGAAAAACTCATCCAGGATGTGTTCGTTCTTTTGTTGGTTATCCATTTGAAGGGACAGGTGATTTAAGTAGTTTAACATATTTAGTATGTGTAGTATATGATATTAGGGAATCTGGAGAACCCTGGAATGTATTAAAAAGCAAAAAATTAGATTTCATTATGAATAAAATAAAAATGTCAATAGATACGGTGTTATTATTGCTTCCGGATGTAAAAAGGAAATTTGAGGAAAAAACCAATTATTTATTAACATCACCAACAAACGAAATTCCGAAAGAACATGATATTGCGAATTGGTCTCAATTTTTGCCTCCATTAGTAAATTTTAAGATAAAACAATTGCTAAACATATCGAATGAATTTAAAAAATCTTTAATAAACGATTTAAGGTCGGGTTCAATTGAACAATTAGATAAAATTTTGGTAATTCAATCAAAAAAAATATTCTTCTCTCTAGGGATCGTAGAGAGAATACAACAAATAGTGAAGAGACATAAATTATTACTTCATACATCCAATAATGAACCATACTTAGAAAACGCATGTTGTGAAACAAAAGAAGATGAAATTACGGTTGAATATTTTATAAAACTAGATGCTGATATAGGTGAGTTCAATAAGATAGTTGGTCAATTATCTGATATGATGGATGATATAATAAGTTATAGCAAAGGTGGAATGTTTTTTAGTAATATTAACACCAAAAATAAGTATCCTTCAATCACAAATGAATTTAGTGAAAAGACAATATACTTAGGATTTATACATTTTTGTAAATTTAATTCTTTAATGCCTATTCCTATAGATTTATTGCCGTTTTGTACAGATAAACCTGTTTCTACTCTTATAGATCCAAATGATACGTTAGACAGGATAATCCAAAAATTGAAAGAAGATGGTAGAAATTATACAAATCAAAATTTTTTAAGACTTCTTCAGATTGTTGGTAAAAATAACATCATAAATGTGAATTTAAATATTTCTGAGGTTTCGTGTATAACAAAACTAATAAAATTGCTCGAATCTATTGATGAAGAAAATGATGAAGTAGTAGAAGGTTCATTAAGAAATTTGATTAATACCGCATTAGATACATTCGATATTGCGAGTGAATCATATACGAAAGAAATAAAAGATTTGAATAATTTTTTAATAAGAAATATAACATCAATGAGAGAAGAAATAGTTGATTTTGTAAAAAATAATACAGGACCAAACATTAGTAATAGTTCAGTAAGAAAAATGACAAAAACTATTCAAAACTTATCTAATTGGGTCGCTGATACTTCAAATAGGAATCAAAATATTAAAATATCAGACGATAAATTATATAATATTACAAATTTTTACAAGATATTTATAGACAATTTCGTAAATGTTTTTCCGAATATAATTTTAAATAAAGTAAATTATGATGATATATATATTCCAAGTTATTATGGATTTACAAGTAATCATTCAAGAAAATTGAAGGGGTATATATCAAGTTATTATGAAAAACTAAAAATATTTTATGGTAACTCAACGTTGTTAAATATATTGACTACTGTACAGAAAACTTGTAAAAACATAATACGTTTATCAAATTACACTCCAAAATTTACAAGTATCAGAATAGATGAAGAGAGAACATTAAAACCAATATTTGATGAAAGAACAAGTAGAAACTTGTATGAATATTATTTGTTAAGGGTTTTAATAAATTACATAGAATTATCTGACCAAGACGATATGATTGTAACAGAAGTTAAAAAGGATATACAAGTGACAGATTTATTTTCGGTTAGTTATATTGAAGATATGGAAACAAATATAGATTTAACGATGACAACGAGGAATGAAATGGAAACGCGATTATTGACAGGTAACAAAAAAGAATTAAGACAAAAATTATCTCAATTATTGATATCATTTATAGACATAATGAATAACCAGAAAGATACGATTGATACATCATATGAAGAAATAGAAGATAGAGTTTTTAAATTAAGGGAAAGAGAGAAAGATATGTTTACAGATAAATTAAAAATGATGACAGATGAATTAAGAGACGCTGATACGATATTGAAGATAAATAAATTAGGTAATTACAGCATTGGCATGCAAAAAGGATTAACAATTTATGATAAAGATTTTTACGAAAGCGAACAAATTTTTAGAGATGAAATGACAAAAGCAGAGAGAAAAATACGTAAATCTAATCCGAATGCGAGTGACGAAAACATCGATATTTTATTGAATGATTACATGGAAGAGAAACAAATAGATGACGAAGTAAATGCCGAAGTTTATGATATGGAGTATATGAATGAAACATATTTTGATGGTAATACAGATGGTGTTGGTGCTCCAGAAGAAGAGTATGATGACTATCAAGGTGATAATTAAGAATATTTATTTTATATTTCTGATAATTGTAAATGATATACTTAATATAATAATAAAAAAATTATATTAAGTGTAAATAGACTTGGTATAAGGTGTAATTATATCTATATTTATATCTATATTTATATCTATATCTATATTTATATCTATATTTATATTTATATCTATATTTACTTAATTAAGGATTGTTCTAGTTAATCACTTTCTGGTTCGCTAAAACGACTAGAATAAATAATTGGTTTAAAATTTTTATAGTATTCAATCAACTCTTCATTATATTCAAATAAATATTCACAAATTTTAACAATATCTTCTAATAATTTAGAACTTAAAGATAAATCTCTAAACATATTTTTTTCGTTTGTGTAATGTTTTTTAATGTATTCAAATTTATCCATAATTTTATCGTATTCGATTCTGTCGTCCGTTGTAAAGTCTTCAAATGTTTTACCAGGTTTTAAACCAAACCTACCATTTTTAATATAAAAAGGAAAATTATAAGTAGCTATTTCTATTTCGCGCGCTAGATTATCTATTTTTTTCTGATACATAGCGCCTAACCTTTCTTTTATTATACATTTAAAGTCGTCATTAGTTAAATATTTAAATGTGTTTGAATATACATCTTCATCGTAACAACCACATATTTTATGCATATCGCATGACACCCATATTTTTTTTGTTTCAATATACTCGTTACTTTTATAATCACTTACGCCTTCAATAATTTGTTTATGTAATATTTCAACTTGTTTATGAAAATAAAATGTTTGATCATAACGAGCTTCAGGAACTTCATTTGAATCGAGTAATCCATAACCGTCATAGACAAAGCACATGTGCCAAATACCAGTATTTTCGAATAATAAGCAAGCGTATTTTACAGCTTGGTCGTTATATAATTCAATATTAATTTTATTATTTACAGATAAATCAAACAAAGGTGGTTCGAGTAAATATTCTAACTCTATTTCTCCTTGCCTGACACTATTTAGTGTATTTAATTTAACGTTAGTATGTTTTGATAACATAATTCTAAATTTCGTATCGGTTACTTTGTTTGAATGACTATGCTTTTTTGGTTTTTCACACATAGTTTCTTTATATTCAACAATCTTATTTATAGCCCAATTAGAATAAGCTATATATGTGTCAAGTTGTGTAGTATCTTCAAAGTCAAATTTAGGGGATATAGTTATTCCGGTTGTTTTGTAATATTCATCAATTGAACAACCTTTAAATATTTTATCAGATTTATCACACCATCCATCATAATTATATTCTTCTCTTAAACCTTGCTGCATAATCCATTGTTTTACGTCTAAAAAATTTGGTTCACTGAAAGTTGATTCAAAATATGTTTTTGAAATATATTCTTCTTCAGGTGATTCTTCCCATTTTAACGGATTAATTTGACGAAATTGATGCGAAAATATTTTCATATTTCTAATGTAAGTAGAGCGGTTTTCTTTATGTTTTTGAGTATTTAAGTGAGCATTATGGTGAGAGCGTTGGTCTGGAGAAGTTTTACAAATGGAGCAGAAATATTTAGAATACATATATTATAAATATATAAAAAAGTTATTTTTAAGTAACTTTTCCTAAAAATACTTTAAAAATAACTTTTTCTAAAAAATACTAAAAATAACTTTTTTCTAAAAATACTTAAAAAATGAACGAAAATAAAAGAAAAACAAGAGACGAAAAATTAAGAAAGAATTATTTATAGGGACTCATATAAAATGGGTATTGTAAATGAAAAAAGGTGTAAATTTTCAAGTGTGTAAGTTTAGAATAAATATAATTATAAAAATATTGTTTATAATTATATATAAGATGAATAAAGTATACATTAGAGAGAATATGACGTTGATATCTGTTATATTATTTGTTTTAATTTATGGAACAATTCAAATGGTAAAACCGACTTGTTTTTATAATAAGGATGGAAGTATACGTGAATTTGGTGTAGGATATAAAAATAAAACGATATTACCAATATGGCTTTTATCAATTGTATTAGGTATCTTATGTTATTTAGCAGTATTATATTATGTATCTTTTTCAAGAGGTTTTTATTAAGTTAATTACGCTGTCATAGTATATGTTGTACTGGTCGCTAAATCCTTTTGGTCTTTTGCTTGCTGTTCAGAGTCTAAAAATTTTTGATAATTGTCTTCCATAGTTTTTTGGTTACTAATACAACCTCTAGTGGTTATTTTAAGTTGAACAATAGATGTTAATAATAATCCGGTATAAATGTACCACATAGCTTCTCCAATATTATCTCTCGTTACTACTAGTTCAAATAATTTATTTTTTATATCAATAGTCTCATTTGAAGTATCATTTTGATATTTTTCTTTCTTTAGGGGTGTTAAAATATTCCAATAATCATTAAAATTTGTAGGAACCATTTGATTTATTAATACTGATGTATTGCCACATATTTTAATTATAGTATCAGCAGCGCTTTGTAACGCTTCTTTCTTTTCAGGGGTTAAATTTTCATCGGCGTTCATCTTTTTTTGTACTTCAGGATCAACTAATAAATCAGTTAATACTTTATTTGCTGAACTAGATACCCAATAATAACCAATAACATCAGCGAAAGCACTTTTAAAACCAGGATAAATAGTCAAAATAATTATTAAGACTCCGAAAATTAAAGACCATGGTACAAAGGTAAAAACACCAGATGCTCCCAAGTTATCTGTTATACTGCCTCCACATGTAGAAGTAATGATAGAAGCGTTTACTATAAACTGTATAACCATAATTAATAATAAATAAATAGCTAAATACATATAATTGTTACTGACATAATCTTGATGTTTTTTTGGGTCATTTAATGTTTCGTAAGTAAGATTAGGTTTCATTGCCAAATAATAAAATAATGTTGTTAGTAAAAAAGTTACAGTATTTAAATAAGAATTAGCCATATAGATAATATGTATAATTTAATTTAAAAT